TACAGCGTCCAGTTGAATCTAAATCTCAAAGCTTAAGATCGTGAGCATTAAAGCAACAAATTGGGCATTTTCGCTGCCGCTCGAGCTGCGCGCGAAATTCACGCTTCTGGCGATCTGTGACCATGCCGACGACGAGGGCACTTGCTGGCCTTCCCGTGACCGTGTGGCAGAGAAAACCGGCCAGTCGCGGTCAACGGTACAGCGCAAGATCAAGGAAATGCAGGATCTCGGCATCCTTGTCCTGTTCGAACGGTTCCGCCAGGACGGCTCGCGCACGACCGACGAGATCCGGCTCGATCTGACGCTGACGCCGGACGATGTTCGCGCCAAGTTGAAGGGGTCAAATGCGGCCGAAAACCATGATCCGGATGAGGCAGAGGGGGGTGTCACAGCTGACACGGGGGGGTGTCAGCCTGACACGGGGGGCCGTGTCACAGCTGACCAGGGGGCCGTGTCACTGCGGCCACCCCCAAATGAACCGTCATCTAAACCGTCAATTGAACCGTCCCTAACCCCTAACCCCTTTCCCGAGGGGAAAGGGGATGAGGATCCTGAGCCGGAACATTTTAAGGAATTCTTTGAGGGCTGCCTGCACTGGCGGACCATGTCACGAACCAAGGCTCTCAGCGCTTTCAGGTTCCTGACGATCGACGAGCAGGCGCTCGCAAGGGCGGCTTCGCCGCTGCATGCCGATGAGTGCGCCAAGGCGAAACGCAAGAGCCTGGACGCGCACAAGCTGATCGCCGAGCAGTTCTGGCTGAAATATCCCTACGCCAGATTGCCGGCGAAACCAGCTGCGGCTGAGATCTGGCGAAAGATCGAGGGCGACGAGCTCGCAGGGCTATGCGTGGCCGTTCGGATAGGCGAGCAGAAAGAGCTGCTGACCGACAAGCCGATAAACACGAAAAAAACCGAGGTTCAACTCGACCTGGAGGCGCTGGCGCCGTTCGTCAATGAAAGCAAATTCAGCTGGCATACGGTCGAGGTCGGATCGGCGCAGTTTGCAGCCTGGCGCGAGCGTCTAAAGTTTTGGCTAGGCGGTCGCGATCCGTTGTCCGAGCGGATCTGGACCGAGCCGCACGATCCTGCAATTCACGATCTGCCGAGGCTCAATAAAGATTTCAAACTTCGCAAATCGATCGACGGATTTCGCGTGCCTCGTCTGTGGCCGCCGAGGCGTGATGGAAGCTGGTCGGACGAGGGCAACGGGGAGGCGGCATGAATATGCAATATCGCAAAGGCGAGATCGTCGGTTATGTCGCCGTTGAAGGCGAGCAGCTGAGCGTTCCAGTTCCGAAACGATGGTTTATCCGGCGCTGTCGACCTGGTCGAGATCGCAAGGTTTTGGCGCGCATGCAGTCGCAAGATGTCTGCGGCTGGTCGCCTATCGTTGTTCGATATCTCGATCGACGAACAGGAAAGCCGGCATTCAAGCCGCATCTTGGTCGCCGAACTGAATCGCCGTTTCTCGCCGGCTTGATTTTCGTTCCTGATTTCGAAACGCGATCCGTCGACGAGCTCGGCGACTATCTGTCGTTTCCGATTTTCGGGCCTGAGAAAAATCAGCCTTTCGGCGCTGGCGAATTTCCCGTTCGATCGCGTGAAGTCATCGGAACGCGGTTCGCATCGTTGTCGATCGACGAGATGTCGAGGCTACGGGATATTATAAACAGCGAAAACTCGCCTCGCATCGGTCGAGGCAAGAAAGGGAAAAGCAGGCTATCCGTAGGCGCGCGCGCCGTTGTGACCAGCGGGCCGCTTGCCGACTTTGCCGCGGTCGTAGAGCGCGGGGTTGACTCAAGGGGCCGACTCAAGGCCTTCATTGGCGCGTTGATGGGCGGCACCTCTGTCGAGTTAGACGAGGCGCAGCTTGAGCAAGTCTAGACACCGCCATCGCGACCTGGCTGCTCAAGGTCTGATCTTCTGATCAGATGCCCGAACGATCTGGGGACATTTCCAGGTCGGCGCGCGAAGCGTCGAAATCGTTTAACATGAAACAAAGCCAGGCTTCGAGCCTGGCTTTTCTGTTTGTATGATTAGGCGCTGATATTTGCCTGTCAGCGTTCTTAGTTAGGTTTCCTCCGTTTGACTCGCGCCGGCTGCAGCAATGCGGTCGGCGCTTTTTTTTAGATGCCTTCACGTCCGCAAGTATTCAGAGCACACGGTCAACGATCTGCGCAGCAGGTCAGGGCCGACAGCGAAGCCAGGCGCGGATCAGCGCGCGATCGTGGCTATGGTTCACGCTGGGATCGTGCGTCGGCTAACTTCAAGCGCGCGCATCCGCTGTGTCTTGGTTGCGAGGCAATCGGGCAGGTCGTGGCGACGTCGGTCACAGACCACGTCGAGCCTCACAAGGGCGATCAAGCCAAGTTCTGGAACGTTGAGCTGTGGCAGCCTGCCTGCCGATGGCACCATGACGTGGTCAAGCAGCAGCTAGAGCAGCGCTATGCGCGAGGCGACGTCAGTCTGGCTGACCTTCGCCTCGATGGCGTGCTGGCGGTCCGGCTGACGCTCGAGCTGCTGCCGCGTAGAGGGGCAGGGGGGTGTCAAAACTTAAACCCCGAAGGGCCTGGACCGGCAGACTAGAACCCCATTTTTTTGCGGGAAATTCGGCAGATTTATTTTTTTTGGGGTTGGCAATGGACGGCATCGGCGACGGCATCTTGGGTTTGCTCCTGTTCGGGGTTTTTGCGGCCGTGATCATGCTAGCGCTGGCGATCGCGTTCGCGCTGTCGTGGTTTGGCCTCAAGACGCCGTCGCTTTGGGTGATCGGCGCCGGCGTCATCCTGGCGTGGGCGGCCGTCAAATACGTTCGCAGGCATTGCTGATATGGGCAGGCGCAAAAACAATCCGATCGACCAGGTCGACCGCGGCAATCCGAGCAAGGTTGCCAAGGGACGGCTGGCGAAGGCTGTCGCCGAGGCCGAGCGCCAGGCGAAACTGCTCGCGCTGCCGCGCGCCGACGAAACCAGCGACTCGCCGCCGGCTTACCTGGACGATCCGAGGATGGCGCCGGCGCTGGCCGTGTGGCGCGAGTACGCGCCGCGGCTCGACAAGCTGCATTTGCTCGCCAGGCTCGACCGGCACACGTTCGCGCTGTTCTGCGTCTACGCCGGCGAGTTTGTGGTCGCGAACGAGGATGTCCTGATCAAGGGATATTCGACCAGCGTCAAAACCATTTCCGGCGACCGCATGCTGCGCGAAAATCCGTCCGTGTCGCGGCGGGATTTTGCCGCGAAAATGGTGCTCGACCTGTCGACCAAATTCGGTCTGACGCCGTCCGATCGCAACAAGCTTCTGCGCGACGGCGCGATGCGCTTCGACGACGAAACGCTGTTCGGCCGCGTGTTGCCGACATCCGCGCCAGGCGAAGCGCCTGCGGCCGATGACGACAAGCCGGCGCCGGCGCCAGGCCATGACGCCGCGGCGATCGGGTCGCTGGCGCATTTCGACTCCGTCCCGCCTGGGGCGAAGCCAAATTGATGCATGCTCGCCGAAACAGCATTGAACGCGATCAGCGCGTCGGCGTTGTCGTCGCCGGAAGCGACGCCGCACGACGAGCCGGAATGGATCTCGCGCGCCGCCGACGAGCTCGGCTATGCCTGGGCCAGGCTGGCCTGGCAGCGGGCGGCCGCGACGCCTGGCGCATGGTTCGATGCTGCCAAGGCCGATGCGATCATCGCGCGCTGGCCGACCTGGTTCAAATTGACGGTCGGTCGCTTCGCGGGAATCCAGTTCCGGCTTTCGTTCTGGCAGGAATGTATCGTTCGGCTGTTGGTCGGCTGGAAAGTGCCGATCGACATCGTCGATCCCGAGACGCTGCTGTCGTCGCAGGTTCATGTTCGATTATTCCGCGAGTTGCGGCTTTGGGTTCCGAGAAAAAACGGAAAATCGGAATTCCTCGCCGCTCTTGCGCTGTTATTTTGGGCGATCGAGGGCCAGCGCCGAGGCGCTGGCTTTTGCTTCGCGCACGACGAGGCGCAGGCGCGCGAAGTATTCGACAAGATGGCCGACATGATCGGCTATGCGCCGAACGTGTTTCGCTCGCAACAGACCGGCGAAGCGATCAAGGTTTTCTCAAAACAGCTCTGGAACGCCGATCTGAGATCGCCGTTTCGGCTAATGCCTGGCAACGCCAAGGGCAAGCACGGCCGCGCGCCGTTCGTCACGGTCGGCGACGAGATGCACGAATGGGTTTCGCTCGAGCTCGCGCAAACGCTGCGCCAGGGCGAGGGCGCCGCGCTGCAGCCGATCAGGCTCTACGCCTCGACGGCTGGCCTCAAGTCGCAAAAGATCGGTTTCGGGCTTTGGGAAGAAAGCCAGAAAATTCTCGACGGTCGGATCGAGGATGCGACCACGCTGGTCGTGATCTTTGCGGCCGACGAGGATGCGGATTGGCGCGACGAGGCGGCCTGGCGCGCGGCAAACCCGTCGCTCGGCCTGTCGCCGACGATGGCATTCCTGCGCGGGGAAATCGCGAAAGCGGTGACGCCGGCGGCCGAGGCCGCGTTCCGCCGCTATCATCTCAACCAATGGGTTGAGGATTTTGCGCGCTGGATCACGATCAAGAAATGGGATGCGGCCTCGGCCGATCGCGAAGCCTGGAAAAAATTTCCGGACGAGCTCGCTGGCCGCGAATGTTTCCTGACATTCGACTCGACGAAAAGTTTCGACCTGGCGGCCATGTGCCTGCGGTTTCCGCCGATCGCGCCAGGCGAGCGAACCAAGTTTATTTGGAATTTCTGGCTGCCATCCGACACGATCGCACAGCGCACAATCGTCGAGCGCACGCCGTTCGATCAATGGGTGGTCGACAAGGCACTGGTGCCGATCCCTGGCGGGGTTTTCGAGCTCGACTATGCGGTCAAGGCCGCGCAGGACGCGATCGCGAAATATCGTGTGACGAAAATCGGCTGGGATAGCTGGCAAGCGCTCGAATTTTATAACCGCATGGTTGCTGCTGGTCATCCCGAGGATCTGTTCGTCGAAATGCGGTTCGGAACGAAGTCCCTCGGCCAGGGCACAAAAGAATTCGAGCGCAAGGTCTTTGGCGGCGAAATGGATCACGGCGGCAATCCCGTCGCGCGCTGGATGATCGGGCACTGCAACGTGCGGTTTGACGAAAACATGAATTACGTTCCCGCGAAAAAGCGTTCTGAGGATTCGATCGACGGCGTCGTTGCCGCGGTCATGGCCGAGGCGTTGTCGATCGCGCCGCCCGCAATCAAACCGAGCCTGTACCTATGAACCTTTTGCAGCGCATGGCGGCCTGGGCCGGTTATCAGCCGATCCAGAATTCCGGCACCATCCCGATCACGGATTTCACGCGCGGATCTGAGGCCTGGAACGATTTCTTCGGTCCGCTCGAGCTCGGCCTGCCGGCTCCGACGCGCTACACGGCGATGACGTCGACGGCGATCTATGCCTGCGTCAACCTGATCTCGAGCGCGATCATGGCGATGCCGGTCAACGTCTACAACGTCGACGTCGCGACCGGCGAGCGCGATCGCAGTTTTACCGATCCGCTGAATTGGATGTTTAACGAGGAAATGTCGGCGCGCTGGCCTTCCTCTGCCGGCTGGGAATTTCTCGCCTGTTCGCTGCTGTTCGAGGGCGATGCGTTCGCAAAAATCAGGCGCGATCGAATGTCGCGGCCGATAGGGCTCGAGCCGTGGCATCCCTGGCTGGTGCAGAACGGGCCGACGCAAGACGGTTCGCGCATGGTCTATCGTTTCGAGCCGGAATTCATCAACGGCGTGACGATCGGCAACGTCGAAATCCTTGACCAGGACGATGTGATCCATATTCCGGGTTTCGGCTTCAACGGCTGGCGCGGCGTGACGCCGCTGCGTCACTCGCTGCGCAACGCCGGCGCGCTGGCGATCGCGACGCAGGATTATGCCGGTAATTTCTTCGCCAATAGTGCGCGGCCTGACTTCGCGCTGGTCAGCGACAACAACGTCAGCGAGTCTGTTGCGGCCGAATATCGCAAGATGCTCGACGAGCGCCATCGTTCGCCGGCGAATGCGCATCGGCCAATGGTCCTGGGCGGCGGCCTCAAGGTGCAGACATGGTCGCTGTCGGCGTCCGACATGCAGCTTCTGTCGACGCGGCAATTCCAAATCGAGGAAATCGCCCGAGCCTATGGAGTGCCGCCGTTCATGATCGGCCACACGCAAAATAACACCAGCTGGGGATCTGGCGTCGAGTCGATGGGCAAGGGCTTTGTCCGCTACACGCTGCGGCAGTACCTGCACAAATTCGAGGTCGAGCTCAATCGCAAGATGTTCCGCACGGCGGCGCGCAAAGCCGAATTCGATACGTCGGATCTCGAGCGGGCCGACACGACGGCGCTGATGAATTCGTTGCGCGTTGCGGTCGGTCGCGCCGGCGAAACGCGCCTGATGAGCGTCAACGAAGCGCGGGGCGTGCTTCGCCTGAAAAAGGGCGCCGACCCTGCCGACGACGCACTCGGCGTCAATCCTGGCACGGCGACAGCCGGACAGCTTCCTGCAGACGATGCCAACAAAGGGAATCCAAATGAAAAAGCTGCTTAACCTGCTTTCAGCAAACGCCAAGCGCGGCAGCTTTCGCGCGGAATCCGGCGCCGGCGGCAACGTCATTGAGGTCTATGACGTCATCGTCTCGAGCGATGCCGAGGCGTCCTGGTATGGCGGCGTTTCACTGCAGGCGTTTTCGAAAGCGCTCGATGGCATGTCCGGCGACGTCATCCTGCGCATCAATTCGCCGGGCGGCGACGTGTTTGCCGGCATCGCGATGGCGCAGCGCATGCGTGAATACAAGGGCGGCGTGATCACGTCGCATGTCGACGGCTATGCCGCCTCGGCCGCTTCGCTGATCGCGATTGCTGCGCAAAAATGCATCATGGCGCCGGCTTCCATGATGATGATCCACAAGGCCTGGACGTTCGCGATGGGAAACAGCGACGACCTGCTCGAGACCGCGG